AGATGTTGAGCCGGTTGGTCAGATAGGCGTTAATGCTTTTGATTTGGTAGTCGAATAACGTAAAGGGAATGATACCGGCTTTGGGGTGTTCGATCTTACAGAACGTGTTGATAAAGAATACTGGATCTCTCTGGCACTTCTTAATCAACTTGCGCAGTTGTTTGGGGTTGACTGCCATTAATCTTTATCGTCGTCCAGATATTCATTTATATCAACAACCGTCGTTGTCTGCTGCACGATGCCAGTGTTCTTTGTCGAAGCCATGATCTTCGCAAATGCATCGAGCAGTTTTATGATATTGGCGTTTGCGTCGGTTTTTGTCTTTAATGCGCCGACATATGCTTCAACCACGTATCCCGGCGGCTTCTTGCTGGTCATTACCATATTTCTAAATCGATCTATAGCATCAGAGATTTCGTCTCTATCACAATCAAAATTGTGCAAAATCTTGTCTGTTACGCCATGGAATTTATCTAGAATTACCCTAAGGTCATTGTCTATCTGCTCGGGTGGCGGCTCCTCTTCTGGCTCGACCACCTCGGCTTTGACCGCTTTAACAGGAGGTTGTGGAGTGTTCGTTTTGGGGAGGGGATCGTTGGCTTCGTCTAATAGTTTGCTGATTTCGTCATCTATCAGCTCACCATCTTTTTTATTCTCTTCTGAATCCATTAATGAAATCCACCAATTCTATAGCCTCTGACTTTCTCTTGGTTGGCAAGACGCCATCTATGCTGGCAATAGTGCGATCAGCAGCTTCGGTTATAGAATCGTGACCTCTCAATTTAGCTATAACTTCTTTTGCGAATTCTAAGTCGTCTGCCGGAAACTCTCCAACTTTAGAGCAATCCTCCAGCAACATCTTGACCATTTCCTTTTTATTTATGTCTTCCTTAGGCTCCTCTTTCCTTCTTGCTTCCCGCTTCTTTTTTCTTCTGTCTTTGTCGCTTTGATCCCTCTTGATTACCGATTTCTTGGTAGGATCCTTGATGCGCATCTTGTCATCACCAGCTTGATGATGAATCTGCTTGATCGTCTTCCTTACTTCGCGTTCTGGGGAACTATCGTGTGATAGGGGTGCAATCCCTTCGACGGTGGCACCCTTTGTTGTTTTAACCACTTCGGTGTCGCCTTCTTCCACCTCAGATGGACTTACAGTGAGGCTTCTCAGAATAGTATCGTCATAATTGGCTACGACTTCAAACACAGCACCATGATATTTAACGGGGATTATAATGGCCTGCTCGACCAACTCGTTGTCCAGGCCCTCTATGACTGACGCATCAACTATCGCAAACTTGTTACTCGGCGCTGTGAATTCTTCTTCGAAATCCTCAGGCTCTTCCGTTGGTTTTTCTTCGTCCTTTTCCACTTCCTCTCTGATTCCAGGCGTCAAAACGTCTAATCTTCTTTTAAGATCCTCAGGCAGCCTGTCGCTGTACTCTTCTATAAACGACATAGGGCTATCCATCAGGTGTTCTTGTACTTTCTCCCATTCCTCTCCAGTGATCTTGACAACCTCGTCTACCAGCTCTTCCATAGCCCTCTTGACCGCACCCTCTTCCAACGGCCTCTCAGGCGCAGGTTCTTCAACTTTTTCAGGGATGCCGAATTTGTCTGTTAGTAGGGCTGCAGTTCTGAGGTGACAAATTGGAGCGTTGATCTTCATTGTTCCTGCGGCAGCCTTGTTGGCTATCTTATCGATTACGACGGACCCATCCGTGCCATATCGGAACCATAGCTCAAAGCCATCTTTACCGCCGACTTTCATCGCGGCCTTAGGCTGGTCATGAAGATCGAGTTTCTTCGAAATGCGCCCAGCATCGGCGTTGTGGGCTTTACGAAGCTGCTTCTTTACCAGCTTGGCGAACTTGCCCAACTCTTCTAGCTGGGAAGCTTTCTCTTCATCAGCCTTCATATTCGTCCTCTTCAAACGATTTATGGGATTTCTTTACTCTCCCATCCTTAAGCTCAATCTCTTCATTGGCTGGGGCATCAGTAAATTCAAGGCTCCTGAGCCGTATTTGTCTTAGGAAATTCGATACTTTAGACCTAGACAATCCAGATATAGTAACAATCTTGCCGATTAAGCCCTCATGGGGTTTATTGTCCTTGTCGTAAAGTTTACGAAAGGCTTCCAAGATGCTCATGTGTTCTTTATTATATTTGCATATTTCTTCAGCTTCAGTCAAGAATCTATCGAATATAATGCTTTTCCTGATAGTCTTAGTGTCTAAATGGCGCTTATAAGACTTATAGTTTTTCTTGTCTCTTGTCTCTCGCTTGATGTGCGCGAGCATGACGGTCTTAGCGACCTGAGACCACATATTGAAGACTTTGGTATGACCCGGAGAAGAGTCGAATTTATACAATGTGGATTCTATCTGACACCACGCCACCTGGAATAGATCGTTAAAAGAGGCATCGTCGGAACCAGGGTAGATGTTATGAAAATTGTGAGTTCTGATGATTTGGCGGATGAGTTCGGCGGCATGGCTCATTATTTCGTCGCGCATCCTGACATCGACGCAGCCATCCGCAACATACGCTATGAGCAGCTGTTCTACTTTATGATTATCAAAATAGTAGCCTTTTCTTTTCGCTTCGGTGCTGGGGTCGTCATCAACTTCGACATCGAGTTTCTCCTCTTCGAGATTCTCTATGTCTAGTTCCTTGTCTTTTTTCGGCATTATGAAAGCCCCTGGATACAAAAAGAATACCTCAAAGCTATGCGCCCCACATTACAATATTTACTTTTAGATATGGAGAGATAGTTAATTTAGGAGGGATTTTTGGCGGGCTTTGGTCGTCTGAATCTGGATTTAACAAATTTGGCACCATCGAGCTTGTTGTGCTTGAATATAATTTGAGAGGTGTAGCCTAGAGATACCAAGGCTTTAAGTTGTTCCCTGCTATGGCGATAGAGATAGTAGTTATTGAGGAATAGGAAACTAAACACCCGAGCCCAACCCCGTTGATTATTGCGAACGGCTCGCCCCAATTTCTGGTCGAATTCTGACCAGAGTTTCCCACCACCAATTATAATAAGATTTTCTACACCACCAGCAAGATCCAAACCGCGCTTTATTATTTTTCCACCGATAAGGCATTTGAGTTCCCTATTTTCGAAAGATTTAATATGTGCGCGGCGCTTTGTTTTTGGTGTCTTGCCATAAATGAAAGCCGAGTTTGGTATCAGCTCCTCTAGTCTGTGGCCCAGATCTTCAATATTACTAGTATCTATTAGTACGAGCGTGCCATCATCGGGGAAGGCTTGGACTATCTTCAGAATGCGCTTGTGGAATTTTGGGTTATCGATGATAATCTCGCGCTCGGCGATATCAAAGGCGGTTTTGTCTTGAGGGTTGCCGTTTTCGCCGTACGCAAACATGTAGAATCTGATAGGGATAATACGCCCGATTTCTTCCAGCTCTTTCCTCTCTGTGGTGCTTATGATGCTACCAAGATTCTCGCGAAGCACCAAGCCATCCACCGGCTTTTTCTTATCGAACGGAGTACCTGAGAAGCCGTACTTTCTGCGGCCATTGAAATGGAACCTGAATAAATTCCGATATTGCTTGCTCGTCGCCTTGTCGCATTCATCGACCATTAAGAGATCAGCCTTCTTTGTTATCTCTTGAAATTGCTTTGACCTCTTCTTTCGTTTAGCATAGATAGCAGCATCTTTTCTTCTGAGAGAAGCAGGTGGTGTAGCCAGGGATTGGATTGATCCCACAACGATCGACTGCCCGGTAGGCGTAGTGCCACCGTAGAATAATCCTACTTCGTCTATTACATCCCGCAGTTCCAGTCGTTCTTTGATCTGTTCGATAATTATGCGTTGGTCGGCTATAATCACGGTGGGGCACTTATACATCAAGGCTATTCCAGCCATCACCTCGGTTTTCCCACCGCCTGTCGGCATGCTGACGATGCCAATCTCATTCTCACATGCTGACTTGATGGCTCGAACCTGGTGTGGTTCAAGCGTGATGCCCTTGAGCATTTCGGGGTCTATTTCGTGTGTCGGCGACGGATACTTCGGGGGTTCCCGCTCGTCTGCCACTTCATATGGAATCGTGTTTCTTTTACACAGTTCGATAAGCTCAAGTAGAAAGGGTAGCGCGAGCTTTTGGTCGTGAGAATTATATTTGCGATAGTAGCCATCCCAGGCTTGCTGTTCAACATCTATAAATCGCGCTCTTGGGTGTCGAGCACTGAAATGATCATAAAGGAGGGTATCGATGCTTGTATCTATCTGATCGATGTAGATTTCATGATTGTTTGCTATTCGAATTAACATAATTGTTTAAATACAGCAATGGCGGGTATCTCTACCCGCCATACTGCTGCCTTGGGAATGAGGGCCTTAGGCTAATGTCGCTACTAGCTTTAGGATGTTGAACCCAGCATCCATGAGCTTCTTGACTAACTCCGCATCGCTGCCTTTGACTGCTTCTGATGCTTTCTTAAATACCTGGGCTGCTTGTTCTACTGTGAAGTCATTCCTGTCGATCGTATCATCTAGGCCGATGTCGTCGATTCCCACGATATCCTCCTATTTCTTTGTTTTGGACTTGATGAGGTCGTAGATGTCTTTGCCTTCCTTAATCCACCCTGGGATGTCTGTGACCAGAC